CCTGCCGCCGCTACGGTTGAGAAAGTCATAAAGTTCGCGTAGGAGCCGCCGCTAGAGGTTGATTCCTGTAAATTTACTGTGACACTGCCAGAGTCAAGGCTTAACAATTGAAGATAAGCAGATGCTCCATTTGTAGTAGCCGCTCCGCTATCAACAACGGTTCCCGATCCGGCTGATGAATGGGTATCATCATGAGCAGTCAGCATTTCGCCAAATTCTGTTGGAGTTGCATTGGATGAATATGTTGCGGTGGCAGTTATTGGACTTCCTATCGCGGAATTCACAGAATAATCTGCCTGTTTAGCAACGAGTCCTGCGCTCTTGGATCCCACTGCACTCCCCCAGGGAACGAGTACCACCTGATCGGTGGATGGTTGCTTACCTGAATTCGAAGTGAATACGGAGTGAGACTTATTGGAAGCCGCATCGAAAAATACATCAACCGATACTTCTCCAGAAGCTTCGCCGACAATCCTTTTGACAGCCGATGAATCCAGGGTGGTCACATCGTAAAGACTCTGGCTCCATCCCATTGATCCGATGGCATTGGCATCGCCTGATAGATCATAGCCCTGGACATATAACCTTGTATTTAATCCTGATACTTTTGCCATCTACAACTCCTATGGCGTTATTGTTACTTCCCCTGCAATCTCTACCGTGAAGGGAATATCCACTGTCCTGTATACGACCCCTCCGATCTCTGAATATCCCGCACTCGCATCTCCCACATTCGAATCAGTCACATTCCCCGCCAGATCAGCATCAGATCTCAGTGCGGTATCGATATTGACCATAGCATCCCAGAGATCAAGCTCGATGCTTTCCCGAACATCCTGGCTCGACTGCATCCTCAGATAAGCCCGAATATTAAACGTCGTTGTTGTTGTGACATCCCTGAAAGTCATTGAAAGGTCTTCCCTGGATGCGAGCCAGAATGCCAACATGGGAGTCCCTGCTATCGCTAGCGGCTCCCCTCTCACTACTGCTGTAAAAGCGGGATCGCTTACCGTTGCCAGGAGTGCATCAATCCTGTCGAGGGCTCCTGATCTGCTCAACTGAAAACCTCCAGGAGGGCGCGCCGGAAATAATCATCCACCTCCTTTGGTCCTTTTTTTAACCAATCTGAAACATTCCGGAACATGAAGTAGCCCTTAAATACTGATTTCTTATTGAGCGTGCTCACTCCCTCAACCCACCAGGAATATATAAGGTTGGTACCCAGGAGTTTTTCCCCTGCATCGACCATGGCATGGAGATCCTTATATTGATATCCCAGGACGTTCCTCTGGAGCGTTCCCGTGATCCTCCCATGTCCATCCGTCAATTGTTCGCGGACTCTGCCCTGGGCGTGGACGGCAATATCTTTGAGTCCCCTGTTTGCCGCTTCAATTAACTTCTTTGGAGCGTCAGTGAATAGAGGACCATCCATATGCACAGTTGCTTTCGGCATCAGAAATATACCTCCGATACCGGAGTGGTGGATCTGAATTGATCCAGGGTCTCCAGGATAGAGGATGCACTTGCATCCGATCTCGTTGTAGCGGCATCGCCGGATCCGATCGTTAAAGTAGTCCCCATGTCCCGATCTCGGAAATATACCTTCGATAGATCGAGGCAAGCCTGGACGACTATTGATTCGTAGAGATATTTATAAGCAGTATCTCCACCGGAGTGCGTTGCGGCTGTCGTTCCATTGACTCCCCTTTCCACTGTCAGGGTATTCCCAGATATTCCGGTGATATATATCTGCTCGGAATTGACGAGGATCGTCTGGGCGGAGGATAGATCTGAAGCACTCGCAACACTGATAGATGTCGTAGTCGTGGAGGAAACAGCATCAACCGTCGTAACACTTTCGGTATTATTTGAATAACCCCAGGATCCGAGGATCGATAATGTCTGCTGTCCGCCGTGGAATCCCTTTCCCGTGTCTTCATTCAATTTCAACTGGACTTTCGGAGAAGCATTATAGGGTTCGAGCCAGTAGTCATCCTCGTATCCCTGGGTGAGAGTTTCGGAACTCGATCTATCAGTGGCTTTATAACTTGTGACAGTTGTGGCGGATATGAGCCACTCATCCAGGGTAATGATTGATATCAGCCGATCAGATGTCCCTATAGAAGCCCCTGAGCTTGCCGGAACCGAGAGTTGAGGTGAACTCCTGAGTATTCCCTTCCCCATGTCATAATAATGCGTTTCTGTGCGAGCACCGAATGATTGCATCCCGACATAGTTATCTATCCTTGCGGACGCTGATTCCAGGATCCGCCGGAGCACAATGGAATCACTCGTCCATCCGGAACTGTAAGTAGTTCCGGCTAGATAATCCCTGAACTCATCAATCGAGGCATAGGTGTGACGGGTTGCCACTACTTATTCTCCTGGGTTTTGGCTTTCTTTGTCCTGGGCTTGGGAGCGGCTCGCTCGAAATATTCGGCATAATCGGTAGCGATCTTCGTGGGCATTTCATACACCCCGCCCTCCTCATAGAACGTTCCCGCCAGGGTAAATCCCTTGATACATTTAACTTTCATAATTTCACCTTGATCCTATGGGGAGGACGGAAGAAGCGTATAAAAAATTCCCATCCTCCCCGCTGACAGAGAGCCCGACCTAGAAGTCCATTAATTGATCGGGCTCAATGTTCAGCCTAGCTTGCGGCGGCTCTCATCATCTTGAACGCGGAGGCAAGGGTTAATTGTCCATCCCCTCTGCGAGTGGCGAAAAAACCCACCTGATCATTTTCCATGTACAAGCTATCATTTCTCCGGATAGTCATACCCATTCTGTTAAACACGTAATACTGCCGAAGGTCGCCGAATAAGGCAATCCTTTCAGTTGCAGTAATAGTGGCTCCAAGACCGTGAGCCGAGTCGACCATTATGTTTGGTCTGCCAAGTATGAAATCCGAAGGAGCCGCGGTGAGGCTTGGGATCGCATGAACCCCTGCCGCTGTTGACGCGATACTCGTAATGAGCCCCGCAATCGCGGACTTCATAATCCAACTTGCATTTGCTCGGAATTGAGCCTCAAGGGTGTAGTAGATTCCGGTCAGATCGGCGGCTACCACAGAGGTGGCATTCGCCATCGTGTAATCGGAAGGACTGGCACCCATTATCCCAGAATATTGAGTCGTGCCGTTTCCGCTGATTATTCCCACGTCTTCAAACCTACCGGATGACTCCGTGAATAACTGGCTAAGTAGTCGAGGGAGATTTATCGCACTGTCATCGAGAAGCTCGCGGGTGACTTTAACTAATCCACCGGATTTCTCTATACTGAAATTTACCTGTCCCACTGTCGGAGTCTGGTCACTGTATGCGGCTTCCTCTGCTACCGCCGCCCAGGTCGCACTTCCCATAGTCGGGACATATCCATCCTTGGACGCGACATTGATAACGGTGCAAAGAGGTCGCAACGTCGAGCCAGGAACTCCAGGGTCGTGAATAACCTGGTTTATGAACGCTTCTGGAACGAAGAAACCTCCCTCCGCATCGGTGTCTTCCTGCATGGCTTTGATCTCATCAGGTGTTGCACTCTTCCAGAATACCTCCTCCCTGGGTGCCATCGCCCACTTCGTGAACGCATCCATATAAACCCTGGCTGACTGCTTCTGATCATCACCCATCTGCTCCTGTACCCAGAGCGGTTGAGCGGCGGCGGGAAGACCCTTCACCCAGGACGCAGGCATATAGTTAGCCTTTGTTTTTCGGGTTGTGTCATTCGCATCATAGACCGCGACATCACTGCTCGCCACAGGAATGGTATTCGTCGTCTGTTCGAAGTCAGAACTAAGTTCTTTCATCTCAACTGAAGCTTTGTCGATTTCGGTAGCCTGGAACATTTCAGTTCTTGCGGCTTCCGCGAGTTTCTTAAACTCCTCTGTATTGCCATTATCGAGGGCGGCTTGAGCCTGATCGGCTAATACCTGGGCATGTTCCCTCATTGCTATTGTATTCAATTTCCACATCCTCCTCGGATCTAGTACTTAGGTTTTTTTCGTTTCGGCATCTTCAACTCCAACTGCGTTCTGATGAGCGACAGTTCAGCCTGGGCAAGCTCCGTGTCGAAGACGGGATCATCCGTGTCCGAGGCGGTTTCCTCTTGCACTATAGGATCAATAGATTTCGAGGCTATCGTCAGAGTGTCCGGCGATGATCCCCTTATCACTGCGGAGACTTCTACGAGATCCAGTTCCTTGATTCTCCGGATCGTGTCTCCCCCTTCGAGTCTTTCCATTTCCACTTTGTCAGGATCCAGATTGAATCCGACTGACCAACGTTTTATATAGTCACCCTGGATATCGGAAAAAGCATCCTGTCCGTCCTGTTTTTCCATATTGAATTGCATGGTGGCATGGAGCTTATATTCATCACCTAGCATTCGTACCGCCCTGGCATCGATAACTTTACCGATGATCCTGGACTGATCATGCCCCCAGAGAACAGGAAGGGGTAGATTATTTTCGATGGATTGATCAAAAGCGGTCGGCTCTATTACGTCCCCATCGGCATCAACGACCCCCATAGTATTGACGAATGCCTCCACGACTCCCTCCACGGCATCCAGGACTTTTATATCGGTCACAAATTCCTTCGTTATCAAGTTATACCTCCTGGGTTGCGGGTCTGTAATTCCGATCCATCGGTTGCCAGGAAAGCGTACCATTAGGATGATCCTCAATGTCCATCGCATCGGCGATGTGATAGACCTGACCATCCCTTTCGATACAGGTACGCCCATACGGGTCTCCTGGATCCACATACGTGTCATTGATATCACCATCGGGATCCGTTGCCCTCACGAATTGGAATCCCTGCTCCCTGTAGAAATTAACAGAGGTCTGATTCTGGGTTCTCATCACTTCAGTCCTGGCAATCAATTTCGCCCTGATCCTGGTTTCATTCAGGACGCTTTTCAATCCAGGGAATTTATCTTTCGGTACTCCCCTGGCTAACATATCCACCGAGTAGCCCCTTCTGAGTGCAGTCTCCACAGCCTGGCGGACTATTTTCTTGGTCGTCCGATGGATGATCTCCGCCCTAGCCGGAGCCTGGGAGACAACCATTTGGACAGCGGGCAGATTCTCCGCCCAATCCACTACTCCCGCGACACCGGAATCATTGATATGCCCGAAAGTCTGCTTGGTGACTTTCACGAATGATTTGTGGAGCGTGCTCGACAATCCATCCAGTTCGGCATCTGGGACTAATTGACCCCACTCAAAAGGAAACTCCTTCTGTTCGAGTTCGATATCCCGTTCCATATATCGCCCCATCACTCCATCCGCCCGATTCTTTATCCGGCGGAAGTATGACTGAAGGCTTCGATCCAGATCATTGACGAGTTCCTCCCTGTCTTCCAGGAGGGATCTCCGGAGCCGGA